TTAACAGTAAATTCTCTTTTAAGTAATTCTACAATAGGTGTTAATTACGGGGCAAGTAATACTTTAGCAAGTGGTTCTTATTTAGTATTAGCAAATCCTTCAAATTCTTATCAAGTATTACAACAATTAAATGCTTCTTATGGAATAGATTATTGGTTTTATAACGGTGCTTGGAATAAAACAATAACATTTACAAATGCAGGTGCAGCTACATTCTCAAGTAGTGTAACAGCTTCATCTATAATAAAATCAGGCGGCACATCAGCACAATTTTTAAAAGCAGATGGAAGCGTGGATGCAAATACTTATTTGACAACATCGGGAACGGCCGCAAATTCTACTTTGTGGAACAGCTTATCTTATTTTGGTGGAGGATTGGCTTCTACTATAAATTACGCAATGGTATATGATGGTACAAATGGAAGACAAGGAGTAGCAAGTGCGTCACAAATGCAATCATTCTTAGGTTTAGGGTCAAATGCCTATACCTCAACTTCATATTTGCCTTTGAGTGGTGGTACTATGAGTGGTAATATAGTTTATAATCCAGGTGATCAAACAGATTGGTATATAAAAGGAGCAGCTAATGGCCCAACCATCAGAATGCGATATAGTGGTGGTACAACAAATAGAAATGCTGCATTAGGTTGGATGAGTAATACACCAACTTATTCTGATGTTTTAGTTTGGACTGACTCATCTATAACAGCAAACGTTGGTCTATTCGCTAATGGTAATATTACAATAAGTCAATCCACCCCAACTATTACATTTACTGCTACAGGATTAAATAGAAGTGCTGTTATTGGTATTACAGATGGAGCAAATATGTATGTTCCAGCTGCTACTAATGGTAACTTATATTTAGGTTCAGGTACAACTACATATATACAAGGTGCATTAAGTGGTAATAGTACTGCATCATTTTCTGGAGCAATATCAGCTTCTAATCTATCAGGTACAAATACAGGTGATGCTACATCAGTTTATGCTTATTATGGTAATAATATAAATCCAACTACACAAGGTGGTGACTGGATTACAATGACCACTCAAGCTGGAGTTAATGGTAGTAACTGGGCACATGTATTAAATATGGCTTGGACCAGTACTGATCAGAGTAACTGGGTTTCTGAAATAGCAGTGGATTCACAAAGTGGAACTGGTCTTTATTTTAGAACTGTTGCTGGAGCTGCTACAAACATTAATAGTATAGCATGGAAGAAAGTTTTAGATAGTACTGGTGGAACTGTAACTGGTAATAATAAAATTAATTTTGGACCAAACTCAACGTGGGGAGCTTATTTACAAATAGGTGGTAATGGTATTGATGGTTCAAATGCTCAAATAGCAGCAACTAATGGTAACATACACATAGAATCTTTAGGCAGTGGTTATGGTATTTATTTAAACTATTATAGAAATGGTCCAGTGTATATTTATGGAGCAGCTACATTCTCAAGTAGTGTAACGGCAGTATCTGGAATATATGTACAAGCAGCTAATAATAGTGATTTACCTTTTATAAACTTTTCTAATAATGGAGTTGTTTATAATTGGGGTAGAATTGGAGCATTACTTCAAGGAGATGGAGATGGTTCATTATATTTCCAAACAAAATTAGGTGGTTCATTAGGTACAAGACTTACCATATCCTCCACAGGAGCAGCTACATTTGCGAGTACTGTGTACGCAGGAGGAGATGTAGTGGCATATTATTCATCAGACAAATATTTAAAAGATAACTTAACAAAAATACAATCACCTCTTGATAAATTATCGCAAATAAATGGATACATGTTTAATTGGAACAATAAACAAGATACATACGAAATAGGTAAAGAAGATTTAGGGGTAGTGGCACAAGAAGTTGAAGCTATACTTCCACAAATTGTAATAACAAGAGACAATGGATATAAAGCTGTTAAGTACGAAAAATTAGTACCGTTATTAATTGAAGCAATCAAAGAACAACAAAAACAAATAGACGAATTAAAATCTCAAGTAAACAAATAAAAATATGAAACAAATTCAACCAGTACAAATGTGGTCAAATGGCCAAACAGTTCAAGCAGACGCTTTAAATGCATATGTGATCAATGACAATTTAAATAGTCAAGCATCATTTTGGTATGGAATTGGATAGCTCAACAATTGAATCTAACAATTATTGGAGATTATCCTTTACCGACAACAACAACAAGTACAACAACAAGTACTACTACAGTACCTGCAACGACTACAACAAGTACAACAACAAGTACTACAACTTTAGGATAAAAATAAATACCAATGTCATTACCAAGTAGTGGACAAATAGCAATGAGTAATTTGATTTCAAATTCTGATAGTCCTAGCAGCAATGTTAGTCTTAAGAATATGACAATTTACACTTATAATGCGGCAGGAGTTAGTCAATCCACTCCCTATGCATTAAGTCATTTCTACGGATTAAACTTTCAACCTATAATTAGTAACTTATTCTGCTATCTTGATTTTGGTAGAGGATCATACGGTGGATCTGGAACCACGTTAACAGATTTAGCTGCTAATATAAGTCCCACTGTGGTGGGTTCTCCTAGCTTTACAGCTGGTAGTAATGGATACTTTACATTCAACGGAAGTTCATCTACCTATATAGAAACTAGCCAAACGGTTACTGGATTTGCGTCGAGTGGTTTTACTTTGATAGCGATAGCATCCACACCAGCCTATACAAATAGAAGCGTACTTTGGGATAAAAGTGCACCTGCTAATCCTCCTGGTTTTACTAGTGAAATAGGTACCATTGGTTCTCCTTATGATACAAATGGTACAAGATTTTGGATATCTGATAATACTAACAACCTTGAATCAGATTCAAATAACACTGTTACTTTAAATAATCAAATTTATATGTTTTCTTATGTTTGGAATAACAGTACAAAAACAGCCACAACTTATATAAATACTACATCAGTAGCATCCACTACAAATAGCTCAATGGGAAATTTCTCATCCAATACAGCTCACACTTTAAGATATGGTATGTCACCTTACGGAGCAGTTTCATACACTAATCTTTATATAGGAATGGTGTATAGTGCTCCTTTAACCTCAACTCAAATCACCCAAAACTACGACGCATTTGCAATTAGATTTGGATTAACACCAGTATAATATGAAAAAACTATTATTAATTTTAATGTTATTAATTAGCTTACATTCATTTTCTCAAGACACAACAGGCAGAGAGAAAGCCAGATGGGATTGGCAAACGAATCCAAATAATTTTGGAAAGCCAGTACCGACTTGGGATGATAATGGCAACATAGTAACCTTTGCAGGTATACTAACTATTTTATTTATAGCCTATTATAAAAAACAAATTGTATTTAAAAGAAATTTGGTAGTTTAATTTAAAACACGCATATTTATATATACAATAACAAACTAAAACAATAAAACTATGTCACTTTTAGGTTCAACAAGTAATCAATTTTCAATTGCTGATAAGCAAGTGTTAACTAAAACTGCCAATACGTTATACGTAGACGCTAACAATCAAGTATTCCAAGACATCGTAAACATTAACGCTAGATTGAGCTACATTCCTTCCGGTTCTGTACCTCCAATGCCTTATGGAGACGTATTTTACGATAATTTCAATGTTACTGGTTCAACGTTACCCGGATCAGGTTCATTAGCTGATAAAGTGGTTGCTTATGTTTGTTCGGAGTGGAGTGTAACGCTTCAATAAAAATATTTTACACTATAATAAAACAAAATAAAAAATGGAAAAAGTTACATTAAAATTGCATGAATTTTATGCTTTAGAAGCAGAGTTAAACGGGGTTTCAAATACTCAAACAGGTGAAGTACTATTAAAAGGTCTTTTACAAGAAAAATTAAAATTAGTTACTAAGTACTGGATAAACGATTTAGTAAAAAAAGTAGCAGAGGTAAAACAGGATTGCGAAAAATTGAAAGAGGACATTTTAAAAAAGTACGGTACCCAAGATGACCAAGGTAACTATACTATCCAAATGTACATAAACCCTGTTAAAAACGAGGCAGGCCAAATTATTTCAGGAGATCCAAACCCAGTCTTTCTTGAGTTTCAAAACGAATTTAACGCTTTGTTACAAGAAACTAGAGAGTTAGAATACAAAGCATTCTCTATTGACATTTTGGAAAAAATAGAATCAGACGCTAACTATCCGATTTTCTTTAGCTTATTAAAAACAGAAGCGTAATAAATTTTTATAGACAAGAATTGTATATTTATATACATAAGCAAACAAAATACATCTTATGACATTTATCATTATCATCCTTATCATTGCTATTTTTGTTACTTTAGCAATAAAGAACAAAGCTCACATTCAATCCATCGAACATAATTTAGAAGAGGGAATTAAATCAACTGTTGAAAAAGCAACACAAGTAGTTGAAACGGCTACAAAAGAAGTGGAAGAAGTTGTAGCTAAAGCAGAAGAAATTGCAGCAGAAGATACTAAAGAATTATTGGCTGAAGTTAAAAAAACTACAAAAAAAGTAAAAGAAGAAGTGGCTAACGTAGAAACAAAAGTTAAAAAAGCAACAGGAAAAAAATAAAAATAAAAAACAGTCTATGCCAGAAGTAAAAAAAATCACAGAGGACGAATTAGCAAAATTGAATCTCTTAAAACAGGACGCCTTTGAAGTGGCCTCAGCATTAGGAGAATTAAACTATCAAAAAACAGTTTTAGAGCTTCAAATTCAAGATCTAACTAATAAGATTAAGGATATTAGATCAAGGGAGTTTAGTTTCTTTCAGGACTTAAGGGACACTTACGGAACAGTTTCCATAAATATTAATACCGGGGAATTTCAATAGTGTTTTGATCAATAGGTCTATATTTATTAGTAGCTAAAAAATAACATAAATGGCCGAAACACTCATTAGTCCAGGCGTTTTCTTAAACGAGAACGATCAAAGTCAGATAACAGCAGGACCAATAGCCGCAGGAGCAGCTATCGTTGGTCCAACAGTATTAGGACCGGTAAACAATCCAACTCTAGTAACTTCGTATTCACAATACAAACAAATATTTGGTTCTACCTTCGTTTCAGGAGGCGTTACTTTAGAATACTTAACCAGCGTTGCTGTGTTAAACTATTTTAATCAGGGTGGTAGTTCTTTATTGGTAACAAGGGTAGCATCAGGTTCTTACACAGTTGCAACTGCTAGTATTGCCGCTTTAAACGGTACACAAGCTTTCCAATTGAATACTCTTTCTGTTGGTACAATAATGAACAACGCTATTACAGGATCCCAAACAATAGGATTAAATGGAGCGATACCTTCGGGTTCTTCTGTTAACGTTAGATGGGAAGTTGTTGGATATAACAGCGGGTCTGGCACATTTACACTGAACATCAGAAGGGGCGACGATTACGAAAATAGTAAGACAGTTTTAGAAAGCTGGTCTAATTTATCTTTGGATCCTAACCAAGGAAATTTCATTTCTTACGTAATCGGTGATCAATACCAAACTTTAGCCGCTGATCCTAGTACAGGAACTTACTACCTACAAAACACTGGTAGCTACACAAACAAGTCTAAGTACGTTTACGTAGCTTCTGTTAACACGACTCCAAATTATTTCAGTCAAACTGGAATTCCTCAAAATCAATTTACGGCTTCATTGCCTCAATCAGGATCTGGATCTTACAACGGTGGATTCGGTGGTGCAACTGGTCCTTTCTGGGGATCTTACGGATTGGCTCCATTGAACATGTTCGAGAGCATTCCAACAGTTACATCTGCTTACGTAACTCCTACAACTAACATTCAAGGTGTATACGGACCAGATTACGATACGGCAATCAGTTTATTGGGCAACCAAGACACTTACGATTTTAACGTAATATACGCTCCAGGAATCACTAATCAAAATGCTCCTTCAGAAATTAATAGTCTGTTACAATTATCAAGCACAAGAGGCGATAACATTTCAGTGATAGATTTAGTTGGATACAATCAACAATTATCCACTGTAACCAGTGCAGCTACAAGCTTTGATAATTCATACGGAGCTACTTATTGGCCGTGGATTCAAATTAGATCTTCTGAAACAGGAAGAATGAATTTCGTTCCACCTTCAGTATTAGTTCCAGCTGTATACGAATACAACGATAAAATTGCGGCAGAATGGTGGGCACCTGCAGGTTTAAACAGAGGAGGTTTATCTACCGCTTTACAACCTGAAAGAAGATTGTCTATCACAGATAGAAATAATCTATACGCAGCGAAAGTTAACCCAATCGCAACATTCACCGGAGTTGGTACAGTTATCTACGGTCAAAAAACTTTACAGGCCAAAGCTTCAGCGTTGGATAGAGTAAACGTTAGAAGATTGTTGATCTCATTGAAAAG